ACGAATTATCGCTGATCCATGTGTACGATAATTCGTGACGTTCGTTTGTCCGTGCGTGAGTGCTGTTCATCTTACCCCCTTGTCGTTGTTTCAATTAACATACCACCTATGATGCCGCCGATGAAGATCAGGGCTTGGGCTAGGTAATAACCCCCGATAACCGATCCTCCCATGTATACGGCCGTACACATAAATACTGTGGCCACGATGAGCACATGGTCTCGCTTGATGTTTGCTATATTCATTTGAATTGTCCTCCCTTGTTGTTGATACCCTTGAGATCCTCAGGGTTGGTAATTAACATGTAGTTACTCTTGTGCATGGGCACGATGGTTCGTTTGACTTGGTTCGCCACCTTGTCACCGCATGCCATACATACAGGCCTCGGGGCTTTCGCCCGATGAGGTTCGACCCTTACGCTGTAACACGATGTGCATATAGGTAAGTACTCTTCATTGATGGCCATAGTTATTTCCTATCGATTGTTGAGGATTGATAGTACTGTGTTTGACAACAGGTAATCTTTGTTTGCGTAGTACTGTGATATGCCAACTTCAGGGTCGTCGCCGTCCAAGGGATTGTCGATTGGGGCATCGAACACATATGGCACATCGTCTTCGGCATCGTCAAAGATAAAGTATTGAATGCTCATGATTTTCTTTCAGTGATTGATTTGAATACAACGTACGTACATTATACATCTGCAATTATCCAAATGTATAGTGCAATTATCCAAAAATTTAGGGGCTTGGATAATTCGATTTGGAAAGCATGCCTCTGCGATGCGCATGGATGCTAGCTCTCCGTGTGTGTATAGGGTAAACCCTTGTTGAATTAGCCAATTATCCAAAAATTCTGGAGGGTCAGAGCTTTTATTGAATGGGCTTTTATGATGGCAATTAAGCACCGCATTTGACATAGCCTCTCTTAATTATTTTCAAGAAGGTCTGACCCTCTAAAATAGTGGATAATTGGATAATTGGATAATTAGGATACATAAGTGGTTGATTTATATACCTTTTGCTAATTATCCACGTGCCTCTTTTTTAATCACCGCTTGGATAATTGGATAATTAGGCTTCGATGGCATTTTGCTGTGATTTGCGTGCCTCGTGAGCACGTTGCACCGCGTCGATGATCTCAGTTACAACCGCTTTCATTTGCATAAGACTGGACAACTTAGCATTGGATACAAACTGACCAGTCTTCTTATCTAAACGATACCCGCCAGACTTGGACAATTTAACGACCATGATCTTAGCTTCTAAGAGGTCAGGCAAAGACTCGAACGATGCGCGGTTAGATATTACGATTGGCTCACCAAGATTGATAGCTAACATCTCAGCCAGTGGTTTGTAATGTGAATTCATGCAGTGTTGAGCGACTTCAACGAATCCTGATTGAGCGGCGTTTTCGCGGATTGCCTTGCCTACTTTACCGTTCACATTTAAGCAAGCGGTCAGAGCGGACGATGATGCTGAGCGAACAACAGAGATTTGACGCTCGGCCTTGGTTTTGCCCTCGACATTGATAATGATTGGAGCGAATGCGATTTGATTTGACATGATGATCCTTTGATTGATTGAATTAAGAGTCTTGATGTACACCGATTCACGATGCACAATGAAAACCCCTCAGGGTTTCACGGCTTGTTGTTCTTGGTGCGTTGGTTACCTCATCGTTCCTTCAAGTGAACGCTACTTGCTACTGTCTTTCCAGTAGGCCTATGCTTCAACGGATTCTTACCGTGTTTTGCATCGCAGTCCCTTTACTCTCACGAGTAACACGCTAATATGTCGGGTTAGCCATCGCACAAAGGCGCTGGATGCTGTCAGGGTGTCTTAGACTATTTCGCACCCATCCTTCGCGCTACCAAAGGAGATTTCAATATAAATTTTTAAAGATCTTAGTGTTAGCGAGGATTTGTACAAGCGATTCGCCGTAGCGTTACGCTAGCCCCTTAGGGAAACTCCACCTCTGCAAGACGATGCTTGCTACACCATAGGGGATTTGCCTACTCCGCAATTTCGTTCACCCTACACCATAGGGGATTTGCCTACCCCACCCATGGCCCCAAGGGGCCGAGGCCCCGCCCCCCGTCCTTGGGGCTCGCTCTCACAGCAAGCACAAAAAAATAAGAAACTAAGGGTTTACCCTATACACACAACCTACTCAGCATGATATAATGCGTAAAAAGGAGAACTAAATGATGACACGCCGAAATTTCTTTATACACGACGACTTGTATCATGAGCTGCAAGAGCTAGCAAAAGAACAAAGGGTAGCAACATCTCATATACTGCGAATTGCTCTTACTAAATATTTGGCGGCAGTTAAACGCGCCAAGGAAGACAAGAAAAATGATTGATATTCCAGACGGCCCGCTGTCCAACACGCCAGAGTTCACATCGTTTCCATCAATTCCCGAAGAGTTAATTAACTCGATTGCACTGGGGTTAGAAGACGACCTCATAGTGGTTAGTCGGTATGGCATGTCCGTGGAAGAGTTTAGGGAGTTGGAAAGCCAGCCTTGGTTTATGATGCGCGTTGCCCAGTTGCGCAGTGAGTTTGAGAAAAATGGCATAACGTTTAAGGCAAAAGCGGGTTGGATGGCCAACGATTTGCTCCATAAAGTCTATATACAGGCCAGTAGCCCCGATGCACCGCTGTCTCAAGTCCACGATGTGCTCAAAACATTGATAAAAGCGAGCGGTTTGGAGCCAAAAGAAGAGCGTTTTAGTGGCTCAAGTACCAGTTTTAGCATCCAAATAGACCTTGGAGAACAGTCCGTAAACATCTCAAATACGCCCGAAATAATCGAAAATTCAACGAAATTACTGCAAAAATGAGCAAATTTAAGCCTACGGACACCCAAAAAGCCTTTATGTTGACAGATCAGTATGTGCGCGTACTGGCAGGGCCCGTTGGTGGAGGGAAGTCAGTTACGTGCGTGCATGAACTGGTACGATTGGCTTGCGGTCAAGCCCCGAATGCCAAGGGCATAAGGAAAACAAGAGCGGTAATTGTTAGGAACACGGCCGATCAGTTAGCACTTACTACCAGAAAGACTGTGTTTGATTGGTTACCTCCTGGCGAAGCGGGAGTATGGAAGGCTGTAGAGAAAACGTTTATTTTGAAAGCAAAACTTTCGGACAATACTGAAGTGGAGTCCGAATGGTTGTTCATTGCTTTGGATACGCCAGACGACGTTAGGAAGGCGCTGTCGCTTGAGACGACATTCATATGGGGTAATGAGTCAAGAGAGTTGAATTCGGAGGTTGTGGATGGGCTTTTGGGTCGTTTGAATCGGTATCCGTCGATGAAGGACGGTGGGCCGACAAGATCGTGTGCGCTTTTTGATACCAACATGCCAGATGAAGATACATGGTGGCACGATAAGATGGAGAACCCGCCAAGTAACTGGTCGATCCATATACAGCCAGCCGCGATACTTAAGCCGACGCGCTACACAGAAATGTATGGGGAAGAGCCCCCCGAAGTCTTGCTTGATAAGGATGATGAGGAATGGTGCGTTAATCCAGAAGCGGACAACTACGATCACTTGCCCAAACAGTACTACCCCAATTTGATTCCAGGTAAGACAGAGGACTGGTTACGGGTTTATTTGCGGTCGGAGTATGGCCGTTCACTGTCTGGAACACCAGTATATGAGAAAACGTTTACGCATGACTTTCATGTGGCTAAAGAACCGATTAAATATATTCGTGGCGATAGTTACACCATAACCATCGGCATAGACTTTGGGAGAACACCTGCGGCGGTGTTTAAACAGAGGGATGCGCGAGGTCGAGTGATTACGCTAGGGGAGGTTGTTGGGGAGAACATGGGGATAGAGACGTTTCTCAATATTAAACTTAACCCGTACATAGCGAACAACTTTGCAGGGGCGGCGTTTGTTTGTGCGCCTGATCCAGCGGGGTTTGCCAAACAGCAGTTGAACGAGATGAGTCTGGTGGATGTTTTGAAGAGAGCGGGGTTTAAATGCGTGCGCCCCCCTAGCAACAACCCTGAAATTAGGATACAGTCTGTGGAACGTCTACTCAGTGCGCAGATCGATGGTAAAGCGTTGTATCTGATAGACCCGTCATGCGATATGCTCATTAAGGGGTTTCGCTACGGGTATCGGTACAAAATAAAAAAAAATGGGGAGATCGAAGATCGTCCTGACAAAAACGAGTTTTCGCATGTTCATGATGCCAACCAGTACGCCGATGCGGTTTTGGATATGAACGTTAGGGGGGTAGCGCTGAATACTGGTAGACGCAAAGTTACGAAAGTCAGCTATAATTATTGACACAAATGGTTGACCATGTGATAGGATAGTGGTACATAACGTCATGTTGGGCCCTCATGAATCAAAATTTAGGCATTAGTTTGGGCGGCATCCTTCCTGCTATGTCTGCGAAAGATGTTGCTAAAGACGAACGAGATAAGGCGCAGCTCGCGCAGGCGCAGCCGTTAATTAAATCTTTATCGACTTACGTTCGAGGCCGTTGGGTCGAAGCTCGTAAAGCCAAAGAGCAGACAGTTGAGATGCGCATGTTTAATGCCGTCCGAGCTCGTCGTGGCGAGTATGATCCTGATCGCTTGAGTAAGATTCGCGAAACAGGTGGGTCAGAAATTTATATGATGCTGACATCGAACAAGTGTCGAGCGGCATCAAGCTGGTTACGCGATGTGCTGTTAGGTAGTGGATCAGATAAGCCTTGGACAATTGAGCCAACGCCAGTTCCCACTCTACCACCAGATGTAATGGAAGAACTTCGTCAAGCTGCTACAGAACAGATGACTCAGGTTATTCAGACTACAGGAAAACCGCTACCGCCTACCCAGCTACGTAAATACCTTAATGAACTTCGAGAAGAATACCTCTTTAATATCCAAGAAGAAGCCAAATTTAAAACGCGGCAGATGGAAGCTAAGATGGAGGATCAACTCATCGAAGGCGGATTTATACGAGCATTGGATCAGTTTCTTGATGACATCACCACATTTCCAGCAGCATTCCTTAAAGGCCCGATTGTTAGACGCAAGCCTGTAATGAAATGGAATCGTGATGCGGCAGGTGGATACCAGCTTAGCATCCAAGATGATTTGGTATTAGAGTGGGAACGGGTTGATCCGTTCATGATTTATCCATCTCCCTCTTCCATGGGCATTGACGATGGCTATTTGATTGAACGTCATAAGCTTAGACAAACAGACCTTGAGGCTATGATTGGAGTTGAAGGCTATGATGACGGAGCGATCCGCATGGTGCTTGATAGCTATGGCCGTGGCGGTTTGCAAGAATGGTTGATCGTTGACTCTAGCAAAGCACAAGCTGAAGGTAGAAGCACAGTGGCCGTTATGCAGAACTCTGAGCACTTGATTGACGCGCTCCAGTTTTGGGGCCCTGTGTCAGGTTCGATGTTGCTAGATTGGGGGCTTACCGAAGAAGAAGTTCCCGATAAAGCTAAGCAGTATTATTGTGAGGCATGGTTAATTGGCGAGTACGTTATTAAAGCGTCGCTCAACTACCACCCCATGGGAAAAATGCCTTACTTTAAAGCGTCTTTTGAAGAAATTCCAGGGACGTTTTGGGGCAATAGCACATACGATCTGATCAAAGATTGCCAAGACATGTGCAACAGCGCGGCTCGCGCCTTATCCAACAACATGGGTATTGCATCAGGCCCTCAGGTAGTCGTAAACATTGACCGCATCCCAGCGGGAGATGATATTACTAACCTCTATCCATGGAAAATTCACCAAGTTACTAGCGATCCAATGGGGTCAAGTGCAAAGCCGATTGACTTCTTTCAGCCTAGTTCTAACGTGCAAGAGTTGCTCACAACCTACGAAAAGTTTGCTGTGTTGGCCGATGAGTATTCGGGTATACCCCGATATATGACTGGCGCATCCCCTGCTGGCGGTGCTGGTAGAACAGCTTCTGGTATGAGCATGCTCATGAGCAATGCCAATAAATCCATGAAGCAAGTGGTATCAAATATTGACAATCATGTTATGACGCCCTTGCTAGATCGTTTGTATTTCTACAACATGAAGTATTCTGAAGATCAAGAACTCAAAGGCGACATTAATGTTGTGTCAAAAGGCGCAATTGGTATCGTTGCCAAAGAAGCCGCGCAAGTTCGTCGCAATGAATTTTTGCAAGCAACTGCTAATCCGATTGATATGCAAATCATGGGAATTGAAGGTAGAGCTACTCTTTTGAGAGAGACAGCCCGTGATTTAGATGTAAATCCCGACGAAGTTGTGCCCCCTCGCGAGATGTTCCGAGTGTCACAGCAAGTCAACCAAATGTTGCAGCAAAATGCTGCGATGGCTAATCCTGCAGCTCAAATGCCTCAAGGACAGCCACAAAGTCAACCCCAAGGAAGCCCAACCATGAACCAGCAAACACTGACTAATGGCGCTCCAATTACGGATCATTTTTCCTAAAGGTTGACAAAGCGCTTTGATTAATGTACAAACCTATTATTGAAGGAGTTATTCCATGAGTAGAGCAGACACCCCCGCTGGTAAACACGGCGGATCAAATCCAAAAAGCACTAGCGGTTCGCGTGCGGACACCCCTGCGGGCGCTCCTGGCGGTACTTTAAGCACAGGCATGAAACCTCCTCGTGATAGTTCGCCTGGAGATATTTTTCCTGGTTGCGGAAAACCAACCATTAAAGCGTTGCATTTAGCAACTTCAAGTGCTTCAGCAATGAAGAGAACGGTGGACTAAATGAAAACATCAAAGAGCTTTAAGAAAGGCATGGCAGTTAAACATTATGCCGATGGCGAGTACGTTGACGATGATGAACCGCAATTTAAAGTAACTCCGGAGATGATGGAGAAATCAAAAGCTGATCTTTCGGCCAGTTCAAAAAAAGAAACTGAGCCAGAAAGTAAAGCGGAATCTAAGCCAGAATTTAAGTCTTTTAAAGAAGCTTATGCTTGGAATAAAAAGAATAATGGACAAGGTTCTATTTTTGATTGGCAAGGCAAAAAGATTAAAGTCCAAGATGCTGTAACTCCCAAAGAAGTTAAACCCGCAAGTTCTACTGTTGACGCTGGCATGGCTTCGCGTGCTGTCACAATGGCTAAAAAAGCGGATATGCCTATTTCTGAAAATCGCAAACGTGATTACGAAGAAACTGAAAAAATGCTTAAAAACCAACCCGCAGGAACAAGCCAAGCGGCTACCGATGCGTTGATGAAATTGCGTGATAGAGCTAAAGCAACGTATGAAAAAGCGGCTGCTTCGGAAAAAGCAGGAACATCTATGGTTCGCATGAAGAGCGGCGGAATGGTTAATTCCTACAAAGCTAAATCACACGGAAAGTGCTAATGCACAGGCCAGATTCGCAAGAGCTTAATGCAATTGCACGTATTTCAAAATCAACGGATGGAGAGGTCTTGATAAAGTACCTTCAAACCGAACTCGATACGTTGATGGCAAATTTGTTGGATTCGTCCGACGCGAATACCCCCAGAGTCCAGGGGATGGGCAAAGAATGTCAAAACATTCTTGGTCTACTTAGGGAAGCCCCTAAGATGGCAGAGAAACTCCGAAAAGCCTAAGGCTTGGCCTGGCAGATCGGTTTGTAAACACGCCTAAAGCGAAAGCTCGGCACAAGGAGTATTTATGGCATTGCCTAAACAGGTACAGAGACAAGCGGATGAGTTAGCAGCGTACGAACAGCAGGTTCTAGATGCCAGAGAGGCAAATGAACCCAAGCCAGACGAAACCACTAACACGGAGGCTAAATCTGAATCGGTTGAAAATGCCCCGCAATCAGTAGACAACGCTCCAAAACCAACTGGTGATGATGACGCAAGTTTGTGGCGACAACGCTATCAATCTTTGCAAGGTCAGTTCAACAGTCAAGTGCCAGCCTTGCAACAGCAGGTAAAGCAATTGACGGACACGGTGGGAAGTCTAACCGAGAAGCTTGAAAAACAAGTGGTGCAACCACCCAACGTTGACGAGCAAATCGAACTGGTTACGAAAACTGATGTGGATGCTTTTGGTGAAGATTTGGTAGATTTGGCGAGGCGCATAGCTAAAGAAGAATTTGGCAAACGCGAATCAAAATATCTCCAGCAAATAGATGCGCTAGAAGGTAAATTGACTGAGGCAACGGGCCAAGTCGGTGAGGTACAACAGACGCAAGCGGCGGCAACTACAGAACGGTTTTTTGAAAACCTAAATCAGCAGTTGCCAACTTGGGAAAAAATTCAGTCAACCACTGAATGTCAAGATTGGTTAGGCACAAGGATTCCTGGTGTCAATCTAACTTGGAACCAAGCTTTGTTAAACGCTGCTGCGAATCGTGATATACCCGCCGTCATGGAAGTATTCAATGCGTTTTTTGAACGCTATCCTGCATACGACCCTAAAACTCAAGGACAGACCCAAACTAGCGCTCGACAAGAGTTGAATCGTCAGGTAGCCCCAAGTAAGTCTTCGGCTTCTAGCCCGCAGTCTACGCAAAAACGCGTGTATACCGCTCGTGAATACGAGCAGGAAAGCATGAAAATAATGCGTTTAATGCAGCAAGGTAAGAAGGAAGACGTTAGGCGCTTGGAGGCAGAACTAGATGCTGCTGCTGCCGAAGGTAGGATTCGTCCTTAATTTCGTCGGGGCGGTGTGTTAACAAACTGAAATTTTTGGAGTCTTAAATGAGCACAATCACCCCAGCAGCCGTAATGGCTGTACAGTCCCCCTTTAATACGAGCCCTTCGTATTCAGGCACGTTTATCCCCACGATATGGTCTAGCAAACTCAATATCAAATTTTATGCTGCAACAACATTTGGTGATATTTCTAACACCAACTGGGAAGGCGACATTAAGAACATGGGCGATAAAGTTATTATTAATAACATCCCAACAATTTCTATCAATTCTTACACAATTGGTCAGAGTTTGTCTTATCAGGTTCCCACACCTAACTCAATCGAACTTCAAGTCGATCAAGGTTTTTACTTTGGTGTAAACGTTTCTGACGTTCTTGAGTTCCAAGCTCAGCCTAATTTGATGGACATCTTTACAACTGATGCTGCCAATCAAATGAAAATTGCTATTGACCGTGAATGTTTTTTGAACATCATGAACTCTGGTAATGGTGCTGATGCTGCCAACATTGGCGCAACTGCTGGTGCTTTGAGCTCTAGCTACGCCCTTGGTACTGATGCTAGCCCAGTTGATTTGACAACCACTGTTGATACTGTTTTGACAACAATTACAGCTATGAGCTCTGTGTTGGATGAGCAAAACGTTCCTGAGACTGATCGTTATTTAATTATCACTCCTACTGAGCGTCAAGCATTGATGTCTTCTAAACTTGCTCAAGCCTATGTTACTGGTGACTCCGAGTCTATCCTCCGTAACGGCAAGATTGGTCGCATTGATCGTTTCGACATTTATGTGTCTAACTTGTTGCCCAAAGCTGCTACAAACCAAGATTACTTCGGTAATACTGCTTCTAGCGTGCCAAAGCGTCATGTTATTTTTGCAGGTCACAAGTCTGCTTTGACATTTGCATCGCAAATCAATAAGGTTGAGTCTATTCCTAACCCCAATGATTTCGGCGTATTAGTCCGTGGTCTAGTAGTTTACGGTCGTAAGAACGTAAAGCCAACAGCTCTTGCAATGGCTGTCATTAAGAACTAAACCACAAGCCCCCACGGGGGCTTTTTCTGTGTTAACATTTAGCTACTTTTCTTTTAAGGTTGATGTATGGCAACGATTCTAGCTAGTACCCTTATTACTAACGTTTCCACCATTCTGCAAGATGTAACGAATGTTCGTTGGCCGACTGCGGAACTATTGACTTGGTTAAATGACGGTCAAAGAGAAATTGCTCTATATAAACCTAATGCGTTTATTACCAACGCTGCTGTTCAGCTTGTAGCTGGCACAAAACAAACACTACCTTCCACTGCTGTGTCTTTGGTTGATGTCGTTAGAAATCTTGGTACTAGCGGCTCCACTCCTGGTCGCGCTATTAGAACAGTTTCACGAGAAATCTTAGATGCGCAAACACCCTATTGGCATAGCGCCATTGCTGCGGCTGAAGTAATTCATTTTACTTACACTCCTTTGGATTTAAAACATTTTTATGTTTATCCCCCACAGCCAGCATCAGGACAAAATCAAGTTGAGCTAATCTATGTAGCTTCGCCAACCGATGCAACATTGAGTTCTGTAATTTCCCTTGATGATATTTATGTCACGGCTTTAATGGATTACACGCTTTACCGCGCATATAGTAAAGATGCAGAATATGCAGCCAATACAGCTTTGGCGGCAGCTTACTATCAACAATTCATGGCAATTGTGCAAGGTAAAGTCGCTTCTGAAAATGTTACTAACCCCAATCAATCTTTGGGGGCATTTAATCCTAACGTACCAGGGTCAAATAAATGAGTTTAGATACTCGTCCTTACAGTGACTTTTTGCCATTTGTTTTGCCACATGTGCCGAACTGCTATGATGTGCAAGCTACGCTTGCGATCACTAATACGTGCATCGAGTTTTGTAAGGACACTTTGTTTTTGCAACAAAACCTTGATCCCATTTCCACAATTGCTGGGCAAAGTACCTATGATGTTGATGTGCCTAATGGTTATGTAATGGGACAGATGCTGGGGCTTTACTATTTAAATAGAAAGCTTGAACGCAAAAGCCAAACGGAAATGGAAAAACTCTATACTCGAAATTGGCAAGCCCTTCAAGGCACTCCACAAGTCTATACGCAATTTAATCCCGATCAGATTACGTTAGCGTATTTTCCTGTCGAAAGCGTAGCGGGTGCGTTAACTGGTCGTTTTTCTTATATTCCAACTCGCGACTCTACAGTAATTGATAGCACGGTCTATGAACGTTTTTTGGATGTTATTGTTGATGGCGCGGTTGCACGTTTGATGGCTACGCCTAATCAACCTTATTCAAATGAACGTGGAGCAATGTCTGCTGAGTTAAGGTTTAAGTCAGGTAGAGAAAAAGCTTTACGCTACACTACCGATGGTTTCAACAATGCTCCAATGCGGGCGCGTTTTAACAGGATTTGGTAATGTCATCCTATATTAAACTTGTCCAAGGCGACGCAAACAACCCACAAGTTCAGGCCACTATTACGGATGATAATACTGGTGTTGTAGTTGATTTAACTTACGGAACCTGCGTTCTGAAGTTTCGACAGGTTGCCGCAACAACTTTAACTGACACGATATCAGGGACTATTACAAATGCAGTTGGCGGGATAGTTGTTTTTCCTATGAG